ACCAAACCATTTGGCGACTTTTTGACCTCTAAAAGCTAAAGAGTAGATAATCAAGCATAAACTAGGTCAAAAAAAATCTAGCGCATTACTGAATTTTTCAGCCATCACTATCGGCTTATGACTAAACGCTAGACCATCCTTTTAAATGCCGATTAACAACGCCATTTCTTACGAGCGAGCCTTAGACGAGATTTTGGATTTGCTGCCGCTTCGGGAAACATCTTCATTTGTCCTGCGGATCTAGCGCAATAGGACTTTCTACGTGCTGCTCTTTTTGGCCCTGGGTCTTTCTCTGTTACAGCCATAGCAAGCTTAGAGCCTGGATTTTCTCTACGGTAGGAAGCAATTCCTTTGGGATTAAGGCCTCCCGTTTTGGACTTGCCTTCTGATCGACCCCAAGCCGGTGTTTTGTATTTTGCCATGGTGAATCTCCGAATGCTTTAGCGTGATGATTTAGAGCGATTAGATGCATAGGTCTTTACCATCGTAGGTTTGCCTTTTACGCCCTGTTTTTTAGCCCTTTTGCGCTTTACTGCTGATTGTATTTCAGAAGGAGACATAGTGGTCGCTTTTGAGAGAGGAACGCATTTGGGATAACCTTTAGAGGCTAATTTGGCTTTCGGTCTACCGCATGGGGCGAATGATCCATCTTTCTTCTTTCCGATATTCACCCATTTTTCAGCGAACCATTTTTTAAGACTCATAACCCCCTCCCCGAGCTTTATATGTTTTGACAAGCCAAGCGTTGGCGTATGCGGATGGGTACACCTTGAATTTCTTCTTAGCTTCTGCTTTGACACGTGCATATAAAGCAGGGTTCGTTGGTTTTGGAGAACTATTTCCCACGTTTAAAGCTCCTAAGGGTTAGAGCTAGGTTTGCTCTTTTACCGAGCTTGCCACCTTTTTTTGCAGCTGATTTTAGTTTAGCAACAGGTATTTTTTTCTCCATGGGTACTTTTAGTGCTTTATGGAGTTTGCCCTTAGACTTAGGGTTGAGTGCTTTTTGAATCCACTTTTCCATATTACTTCTTCTTTTTCGCCATGATCTTGATACCAAGAAGAACTTTTTCACCCTTCATGTGTTTCTTCAATTGTGCAGGGGAATATTTTGCGTATTCTTTGGCGTGCTCTTTACTCATTCCAGGAAGTTTTTTAGAGCCTTTATCCATCTTCGAAACACTAGCATAAGATTTCTTGCCAGCTTTTTTCTCCATACCTTCAGACTCATGCGCTCTCGCTTTAAGTGATTGTTTCTTTTTTCCTTTGTGTCGCATTCCCAAAGACTCTTTTAATTTATCCATAAACCCTTGATGCATTTTACCGCTCCCTAATTCTTCGCCATTTGATTACAGGGGGAGAATTCTTTATTTTGTATCCTTCCCATATTCTACCGTTAAACCAGGCTTTGAATAGTTGCTGGTCAATGGTTTCTATTTCTACCAGATCAAAAGGTATAGGGCTATAGATAGTGAAAGATATCCAACCTTCTGGGTCTTTTTCTATCTTGGAATAGAGTATTTTGATGTTATCAACGACAATCAATCTTTTGCTTTTGTCGGGAAAAACAATCATAATCCCTCCAGCTTTTTTGATCTGGTGAATACAAATTAAAACATGAGAAGTTTTCTATCTACTTACGACCTAAACTTATATTTTTAGAAAGTCTTACTTCGCTATTTTTAAATGTCCAAATCTCACAATTATCTAAAAAAACGATCCAGTAAAGATCTCCTTCTTCACCTGAGTCCATAAGAAAGTTTGCGTAGCCGTGGCCTTTACTCGTCATCATCGAGATGATCGGATTTAGTTGGAGAATCACTTGTCGCCTTTGCGTAGATTATTTCGAGTTTCTTCAATCCGTCATCAATTGAGATAGACCCTTTTTTCTTTTCTATTTCCCAAGCTTTCAAATCATCATCGTAAAGTGGTTGTGAGTCTTTATACACCGATGCGTTGATTTCATTTTCTAAAGCTTTCTTTTCTCTACGTATACCGATTTTAAGACGTGCGTAGTGGTAAGCCTCTAAGAGATCAGGATCTTTTGATAAAAGTGTTGTAAATCTATTTTGAGATAACCTTTGCTCTGCAATGAATTCACGTAGAATCAGGTTCTTGGGGTCGTCTGCGTAAGCGTACAGTTCTTCAATAAGATGTTGTTTATCCTCTTTCATAGACTCTTACTTCTGTTCCTACCTCTAAACCGTATACCTTTTTACCTGAAATTTCAATAACTTGTTTGTCATCAATAAATACAATACCAGTTAGGCAATCTTCCATTTGCTTATTAAGGTTTGTGGTGTCAGGTCTTTTGGTATGAAATAGTTCTTCGTGGAACTTATTTTTTAAGATCTTTTTTCGTATGGTCTGAGGAAAAGGCAGTATATGAACGAACTCGAGTGCTATTGGTTTGTCGGAGGGAGGAAACGGAAAGCGCTCAACTATAAAGCTTTTCACTTCATCGATGTAAGCTTGATTCACGTTATAGAAAATGAAACGACTTCTTTGGACTTTCCAAGCTTTTGGTAAAAAGGGGATGAAGGTTTCAAATAGCATAGAGTCCTAAAAGTTAATAGCCCTGAGCAAAAAGGAAGATAAATGCAACAGGGCTACTAACCAATATATTACTTCTGAGAAGTACCATATTTTTTGATTTGATTTGCTGAATACGCAACGATATCGTCTGCTTCTTTCATCGTATCATCAGGAATAGCATAAGCTGAATCCCCTCCCCGACTACCAGCACGACCAACCTTCATACGTTTAACGTCTTGAGGCATGTTGGCGTATTCATCATGATCTGCGAACATTTTCATAATGCACCTTATTGTTGTTGGTCTTGGGCGAGACCTGGGACTTGACTAACTACATTTGACAACTGTTGATTTATTTTTTCAACCCCCAAATCTTGTTCTGGCTCAATTTTTGTTTTAATTGTTTCAAGAACTGATAGAAGCTCTTTGAGGTTGGATAAATCTAAGCTTTGTAGACGTAGAGCAGTTTCGACGAGGTCAAGGTTTGCCTTCGTTTTATTTGCCTGTGCTTGAGTAATACGTTCTGCTGATAGAGCAGTATCAAGGTTAGCTTTATTTAATCTTTCGACAGCAAGAGATTGTTTAGATTTGACGTCTGCCATCAGATTTTCATTTTCAATGATCTGTCGCTGAGTTTGTAGCTGTTGCTGTACTTGTGTTTCTCTTTGCGCCATCATCTCTTGTTCTGCTACAGCGTCGACGAGTTGCTTTTTGTCGATGAGTGGAGAGTTTTCGATATAGAGCTTTGAAGGTACAGGAACACCCAGTTGACCAAGTTGAACCAGCTGTTGGAACTGTAGACGCTTTTGGCTGTCTGTGTAAGCAACTTCATCAACAACAATGTTGAACTTAGTGAATGTTTTGTTTTGAATCATCGGGTCAATCTCTTCCCCAACGACATCTTGATACTTTCCAAGCTTCCAGTTGTTTTGTTTGCAAGTTAGCATCTTCTCCCCGACAAGCTTTTGAGTAGTATCGAGTTGATCGAATAACCGTTGAAGCATCGTTAACCCAGCACCTTGACGCACCATAGCTAGGATTCCTGGGATATCATCTTTTGCCATTCCCATCAGTTCTTGATTGACGAGACCAGTTTGATAAACGAGGTTCTTAAGTTCGTTTTGTAAGCCAGCAAGTCCTGGGTTCGGGGAAGTTGGTTGGATCTTCTCGATATCTGACATGTTCGCATTTTTAGCGACTTTCACGTTGATACCGTTACCGCCTTTTTTAAGATCTTCTGGATTGACGACGGCGTTTTCTTTGTACTTCCAACCAGAGTTTACTTGCGATTCAATCTGATCCGCGGTGTTGATGAGGACGCGGTTATACAAGAATTGTGAATCGCGCATACCCCTAACTAGGCCTTGATGACGAAGGGCGAAGTTTGTCAGCTCTGGATTGTAGAATCCGTAGCAAGGGGTCATAGGGTAGCAATCTAGGCCTGTTGGGTGCGGGCCAGAATAGAAAACTACCCCATTGACGACGATATTATATACAACTGTTGGGACATCCATTTCAATGATATCAAGCTCAGGATATAGTCCCAGTAGGTCTCCTAAAGCTTCTTGATTCGATGATGTCCACTCTTTTGTTTGACCCGTTCTAGCATCAACGATGAATTTTCCTTTACGTGAGCTTTTGTAATAGTACTCATCTACTGTGTAAAGCCCGATATCTCGCATGTAGTAGTTTTCGGGCATGAAGATAAACTTGCCATCTTTTTGATATACGGGCTGTAAGTTGTCTATCTCTTCATCGCGTTGATAATTGAACATGCGCTTGACTTGGCTTTTAGTCAGAGCTTGACGACGCCATACCGATTCTGCGTCACTCATGTCAAAATTTTTATAGAACGGGTCTATCCAATAGTAATTGTACGGAACATTCGAAAGAATGATGTCTCCATTCACAGGATCATTTTCATAAGAGATATCAATATCGATAAATGAAAGGCCTTGAATCACTGCACCGTCAAACGCTTTTGAGATAACTTCGTGACCGCCAGCTTGCTCAAATGACCAGATAAGAGATTTAGAAAGTTGTTGTGCTGGTACGTCTGCTTTTTTTGATAGTGCCGAGCAAGATAAGCTTTTCTTATGCTGACGTTGATAGCCTGTGACTAGCTCTACAGCGGGCTTGATGATGTTAAAGTAGTACCGCTTTTGACCCCAGTATGGAGAGTTTCCATAGATTTCAAACCAAAGAGTTTGATCTCCTGCGTAGAAGCGTGTGTCTAAGTCTGCTTCTGCTTGAAAAGCTTGATTGACAACGACATAGTTCATGTACGATCGTTCCATGCGATCGAGTACGTCTGTCTTATCACCGCTCTTATAAAATCTTGATTGTAGTCTTTCCGAAAGATTGTACATTCACTACCAACTTTTTTTTATAAGTTAGCAAATTTTAAGAAGTGCTGTCTATGAATAGAAAAGACGACAGAGTTTTTTAAAACATTTGCTGTCCAAGCGGGAAACGATCTGTGTCAAAAATTGCGGGCATTGAACGTTGTTCTTCTACTTGCTTACGTGTGTCCGCAAAGTACTTTTTATATGCATTGCAGAGATAACGGAAGCCGTCTGAATTACTGACTAATAAATCATTTGCAAAATAGCAATGATCATTTTCAACTGTAAAGTCATATACTCTTATTTTGTCTTCTGTGTTTAACTCCACAACTTGTTGAACATGTAATGTTTCTAGAATATTTATTGATTCTATATCTTCTAAAACAGATTTTACATTCACGTTCTTCAAGATCTGTTTTGTTAATTCTTCTAAATTGAGATTTGCAATTATTTGAGCAAAATTTTCCGTGTTTTGTTTTTGAAATGTATTTGGTTCGACAAACTTCACATTCATGTTCTTGACTGTAGTTTTTTCCAAAATTGCATCTAATTGCGTGTTGTTTATGCCATTCAATCCCTTTTTCACTTTTATGCCATTCTGGAGCTTTTGCAATAGCAAATTTAATAGTTTCTCTACTTCTTCTAATATTTTCATCTTTTTTTGAGTGATAAGATAAATGTTTGCTTTTTTCAATAGATTGCAAATTGCTGATATCGTTGTTTCTAGTGTTTTCATCAATGTGATGAATGTGATGTCCATCTTGGATTTTTCCGTAGAAGTGCTCGTGAACAGATCTATGTAAATACAAGCATCCTTTACGCCATCTACCAGCTTTGTAATATCTACCATCCCATCTGTATTTTCTGTCTTTGAAAAAAATGACCTCATCATCATGACTAATAAAAAATAATCCCTGAATCCTAACCCAAGTTTTTTTATGTAAAAAGAATTCGTCCATATTTTCTGTGCTTCAATTATCTTATCATTGTATCTTAAAGCATCAGCACTTACAAGACCATTCGTAGTAAAAAATTTATGTGAAGGCGTACAAATAATTTCCGATTTATTTGTTATAATTATATATAAATTGTTTGTTTCGTGAGAATGTAAACATGTAATTTTATTCGAGCCCGTAGGTGTTAAAACACTATGTCCAATTTTTAGATCTTCTATATTTATACTTCCAAAAAGTGATTGAATTCTAGTTCCTGCTACAAAACAAGCATGGCTATGCTCGTCGTGTCGAGGGCGTTCCTCGGGTCTTCCTAAGCTAGTATTCCATTCTCTTGAGTAGTTTGCGAGATGATCTAGACCGATCTTTGTTGTTTCTTCGTGAAAGAATGAGCGTTCAAGACAAGTCTTGACTAAGTCGATACCGTCTTGCACTGGTAGTCTATCTAGTACAGTCATATTAAGACCAAGGTCGTAAGCGATTTCTAGACGTGTGAGACCTGTTGACATCTCATGTACTTTAGCGTCGTGGGGTACAAAGTGTTCTCCGTACACGTACCGTTTTGATTGTACGATACGGATATTTTCAGCGAGTGATTGTCCGGACGTTTCGTGAAAATCTATGATGCGTAGATCACCAGATGGCATGACTTGAAAGTACCATACGCTCATTGAGTCGAAGTATCCTAAGTCCCAAGCTGTATGAACTGGGCTTGATGAGTCATACGGAAAGTTTCCGATGCGATTCTCGTCTCTTGCTTGATTGATGTAACGAGTGTAGTACTGCGCTTCTGTCGATGCTTGAAAAGCTTCTGTAGATGTGGATGGGTATTCACGTAGCATGGCGTCTTTTTGAATTGCGTACTTTTGAGCGTACCAAGCTTTTTGATACTCTGATAAGTTGATCCCTTTTGCTTTGAGAGATTCAAAATACTCCTGCATTCGGGGAGTGTAGTAGACAGATTCGCGTAATTGATACTCATGATGTAAGTACCACGGAAAGAAGAAGAAACGA